TTAGGTTGTTTTACCTTAGATTTAATATATTTATTCCACTTATTATTTTTAGGTATAAATTCTTTATAAATAGAATATATCATTCTTTTTTCTTGTGGGGGAAAATCTTGCACATAATTAACTACTTCAATATAATCAGGGTTCATAGATAAGAATCTATGTACCATATAACTATTCCAAACCTCCCAATCTTTATCTGAAAAAGATTCAACAGGAGGTTTAGTAGTGTTAATTGCTTTTAACCAATCAAAGATATTATTCATTTAACAAAGTTCATCTTTAAGATCCTCTCTTAAGTCTTTAGGAACTGATTCTTCTAGAATTTTATTTGTTTCCGGGTCATAAAATACTGGGATAGGTAATAAAGCATCTTCATCCGTTCCTGCTACAAAACGGGAAACTTTACGTAAAATTACTCCTTGTTGGAAAATTGATCCACCATTAAAGTTTTTAACTTCAGTTGTGTTTTTTAAATCAATGTTTGGTCCTTGTTGTGGTGCTTGTTGCATAATTATTTATTATTTATTAAGTTTTGAATTAACGACATTGTATTTATTTCCTTGTCGATCCGGAAATTTGATTTATATTGATGTTCATTTATTAAAATAGCTACTGTACCTTCTTTATTTGGAAGATATTCAGATGCACGTTCATATAATATTTTAAATAACTCATCAAAGTCATCTACATTAGCATCTGCTATGATTTGACGTATATCATTATAACAATCTATTTTATTGTGTTTAGATCCTTCTGATAACGCATTAATAACTTTATCTATATAATTAGATGATATTAGTATTGATTGGTCTAATTCTAATATACCACCTTGTGTAGATAACTGTATAGTATTTATACACTTACGCAAATCAGGGTAATATTGGTTAACTAGTGGTACTAGATCATTTATGTTATGCTTAATTGATTCTTGTTGTAAAATCCAATTTAAATGTTTAGCAACATCTTTTTTAGTTGGAGGTACAATTTTAAGTACTTGACATCTAGATTGTAAAGGATCAATAATACGTTCTACAAAATTACAAGTCATAATAAACCTTGTAGTACGTGAAAATGTTTCAATTATATTTCTAAGTGATGCTTGTGCTTGAATTGTAAGAAAATCAGCTTCATCTAAAATAACTACTTTAAGTGGTTTAAATGAGGCAACAGATGCAAAACTAGAAACTTTATCCCTAATAGTCTCAATACCTCGTTCATCAGATGCATTAATATATAGATGGTCGCAATCTAGACTATTAATAATAATCTTTGCTAATGTTGTTTTACCAGTTCCAGCAGGACCATAAAATATAAAATTTTGTATATCATTTTGGTTTAAATAAGCTGATATAGATTTTTTAATATTTTCATTCCCAACATAATTATTTAATGTTTTAGGTCTATACTTTTCTACTAATAAACTATTGTCCTGGTTCTGAATATTCGCCATATAAACTATAGGTTTTAATTGGTTCTGGTTTAATTTCTATTTCTTCAGCATTAATAGCATACAATTTACTGTTTAATGGTTCTAATCTATAATGTCCCTTAAACCCAGTTTTATGCATATATGCTTCTAGGGCATCAGTTATACTAGTATGTATTTTACCTTCAGGTTCATCTGCTAATTTCCAACGATCTCCTGGGGGTTGTCTTAAAGCTATTAATACTTTATCTTCAATAATTTCTGTTCCCATAATAATTAATATACGAAAAATAAATGAGGGAGACAACAGTCTCCCCATTTAGATTACTTAGATTCTGCTACAGATGCTTTTTTATAATCTGTAATTACTCTTTTAATAGCTTGTGCTGCTTTTCTAGCTCGTGCTTGACTTGCTTTAGTAGTTCCACTATTCTCTGCTGATAAGATACTGAAGTTTTCTTCAATGGTCTCAAAAATCTCTTGTTTTGTCATTTTGCTTTTTTATTTATTAATTATTAATTTACATCATACCCATCATAGATGGATCTATTTGTTGGTTATTATTATCTTCACTTGGTTCTTCTACTACTGTACATTCTGTAAGTAATACTGTACCTGCAACTGACGCTGCATTTTCTAGTGCTGTTCTGGCTACTTTAGTTGGATCGATAATACCTGCTTCTTTCATATCAACAGTATTATCAGTTTTAATATCATATCCTAACCAACCATCATTTCCGGAATTAACTAACCCATCAGCTATAATTTGTGCTTTAACTGAATCATGGCCAGCATTAACTAAGATTTGATTAAATGGTTTAGTACATGCTTCTACTACAATAGCGGCACCTGTTGATTTAACTTCAATGCCTGATGACGCATATAATAATGCTGTTCCACCACCAGGTATTATTCCTTCTTCAATAGCTGCTTTTGTTGCGTGTAATGCATCATCAACTCTATCTTTCTTTTCTTTCATTTCAGTTTCAGTATTTCCACCTACATGAATAATAGCTACCCCACCAACAAATTTTGCTAGTCTCTCTTGAAGTTTTTCAACTTCAAATGGAGTGGATGCTTTATCAATTTGTTGTTGTAATTCATCAATGCGAGCTTCAATTTGTTCAACTCCACCTTTTCCATCTACAATTGTAGTTTCTTCTTTTCCTATGGTTACTGTTCTAGCTTCTCCAAACCAATCCCAACTAAATTTATCTAATTTCATACCTTTTTGGGTATCAAATACTACACCACCAGTTGTTATAGCAATATCTTCTAAAACTAATTTACGTCTGTCGCCAAAATCTGGTGCTTTAACAGCACATACTTTCATTGTACCTCTCATTTTATTAACAATAAGGGTTGCTAACGCTTCATTATCAATATCCTCAGCTATAATTAAAAGAGATCTTGCTTGAGTTGATACACTTTCTAAAATAGGTAATAATTCTTTAACTTGAGTTAACTTTTGATCTGCTATTAAAATAAGAGGATTATCTAAAGTTGAAGTCATACTGCTATTATCTGTAACAAAATACGGGGATTTATATCCTCGATCAAATTGTAAACCTTCAACAGTTTCTAAATATGTTTCTCCTGTGCGAGATTCTTCAATATGAACAACCCCTTCTAATCCTACTTTATCTATAGCTGTAGATATTAATTTCCCAGTTTCGGGATCATTATTCGCAGATATAGTTGCAACTTGTTCTAATTGTTCTTCTCCAGAAATATCTTCTGATATATTATTTCTAAGATTGTTTACTACCTGTTTAACTGTAGCATCTATATCGCGTTTAATTTGAACAGCATTTTCATTATTATTTAATGCTGCTAAACCTGCTTTGATCATTTCACGTGCTAATAAAGTAGATGTTGTTGTTCCATCACCTGCCTTTTCTGCCGTTTTAATAGCAGCTTGTTTTACTAATTGTACTCCTAATTCTTGATTAGGGTCTTTTAATGTAATTGCTTTAGCAACAGTAACTCCATCTTTTGTTGATTGTGGGGCTCCCATTTCATTTGATATTACTACATTCCTTCCATTTGGTCCTAGGGTTGATACTACTGCATCAGCTAATATATCAATCCCTTTTACTAAATTGGTTCTTGCTTCAGAACCTAATATAACTTGTTTACTCATATTAAATATCGTTTAAAATTTCTTGTTCGTCTTTACTTACTTCAGTTTCTGCTAATACTTTTTCTATACTTAATGTAGATATAATTTTAGCTAATACTTGATTTCCAGGTCCTACATAATATTCTTCTCCATCGTAAGGTAATTTAGTAAAACCCATTGTAGGTAATACTACTTTATCTCCAATATTAAGTGGAAGAGGTTTTAAAGTACCATCTTGTAGCATTCTACCAGGCCCAACAGAAATAATTTCTGCTATTTCATTTTTTTCTTTACCTAAATCCGGAACAATAATATTCCCATAAGTTGTTTCTTCAATCTCGATCGGTTTAACTATAACCGCATCAAATAGTGCTTCTAAGGCCATCTGTATAATTTTTAATGTTAGTTTCTATTAATTTAAATTCATTTAAAAATTCACTTAGTGAATTGTATTCTTTTTTAGTATGTAACTTTTCTTTAGCAATTTTTTGAAGTGCTTGTTGAAATTCGGGATAATACCCTTGTGGTTTTGCATATTCAGTACCACCCCCTTTAGATCTAAAATGATCTTTGTTTGGGGTAATTCTTTCATTTACAGTGTAACAAAGTTCGTCTTTGGTAATGTAATAAGGATCCAATGAAGGGTCTGAAATTACTGTGTGGGATTTTGCTTTTCTAGCCATATATAACTTATTTATTTAGACGTGAATATACGAATAATATTGCGCTAGGACACGCTTTTTTGGTAAAACTTTTATTTTATTTTAATTGTTTTTGCTTTTTTAGATTCCGCAATTGGAATAAATAAATGGAGCAAACCATCTTTCATTTCTGCTTCTAATTTCTCAAGTTCGAATTTAGGTGCTACTTTATACCCTAAATTAAAAGATCTGGAGGCTAGTCCTTTATAGATGTAGCCACTATAATCAAATCCTTCGTCATTAGGTTTATTATAGATAATTTTTAAAAGATCTCCATCTATTTCTAGTTGAATATCTTTTTTAGTTAGACCAGTGCAGGCAACTTCAAAGTGAAGTCCTTCTTTGTCATAGTAAATATCTAGTGGGTGTGGTTGTTTGTTTTCAAACGTTGTTGGTTGGAAAACACCGTCTGCCTTAAAAAGGTTACGGAATAGTAAATCGAACGGTGTACGTTCCTTGAATAATGTACTCATATCATTTAGTTTTTGTGAGGCCGAAGCTCTCGATTAATTTAATTTAAACATAACAACGTGCCCTAGCTACAATCTTATGTTCTATTATACATATAATATAAAAAAAGAAAATATATATTCCAAGTAATTTTTTCATTTATTGATACCATCCTGTAAATCCAATTCTTTTGTTTGTACAAGCTTGGGATACTTCAGTTACTAAATGAGGTGTACCTGATGACCTATGTCCTTTAGTATCAAAAATTGTTAAAGAATTAAATGGTGGTACTATAACTTTATTTACGGTATGAAAATCATCTTCCATTCTAAAAAATAACCCACCATTTTCTACTCTCCAATTTTTAGATAAATGGTATACAAATGCTAACCTACCATTATCCCCATCAGTATGAGGACCATTAAAATCCCCTGATGTATAACACGATACAAATGTATTGCCTATATTTGTGAATAAATTATCATACCCTGTTATTTGACTTAAATATTGACAAAAATTTGGTGTAAAAAATTGTTTTAAATGTGGGTGCAAATCATATTCAAGGCTTGAGGGTTGAGTTCTTTTGTACATATAAGCAAAACCTCCATTATCTAACGTTTTTCTACTATGTTTTATTCTATTATCCCTAGAAGAGTCATCATTTGAAATTATAGGCATGTAGTAATGTTCATGGTCTATAAAATCGGGGTATATTACATATTTCCAATCTTTTTTATTAAAATAATGATTATGAACTTCTTTAACAGCTTCATCAGTTAAAACCGGAGTTATACTTACTGCTCTATTTTTTTTAAATTCTTCTTTTAAGGGTTCAAAGTTTGGTAAATTCATCGTATTATTTTAAAACTTGTATCCATTTATTATCTGAGTCTAATTTAACTGATCCTACAAATAATTCTCCCCAATATTCAGGTTCAATTAATGAAAGAAATAAATCTTCATTTTCTCTTTGATATAAAAAATAAATATGTCCTTTAACTGGTATAAAACTAAAATCTGATTTATTAACTAATTCATTCCATTTATATAATGAAATTAGATCAGCATATTCTTTTTTTAATTCTGCAAATTTAGTTGATAAATAATTATTTACATCCACAGATTGTTGTGCTACCCAAGAATTAGTATCAGGTATTTCTATTTTAGGTGCAGCTACACTATCACCATAAGGCATTACAGCCTTATTTTCAGCATACATATCTGGTTTTTTATTACTCATTTCTAGCTATAAAATATTCACTTTTTACTTCATCTGAGTAAAAGTTTAGTTTTAACATTCCTTGTTCTGATAATTTTAATGTACCACTATCCATATCTTTATTAGCATTTAAAATATCTTTAAATATATCAGAATCAAAAGGTATCTCAATATCACTTTTAGTTATATTACCTTGTATTTGGTATGTAATCTTATTTGAAAACCCAGTATTATCACCAAATATAAACTCACAAATATTTGTACCATCCATATCTGTATTACTTGTGATTAACATATTGTTTACATCTGCTAAGGCGCTTTTAGCTTTAATTAAATGGTCAATATCTTCTCTAGTCAAGTCAAGCTCCATTTCAAATGATTCAGGATCTTCATAATATGTATTTTTGCCTAAAATAAGAATATCAGCTAATGAATAAGTTAAATCAAAATTAGCATCAGCAAAATGCATTTTAGTATAAACAGCTTTTATTTTTTCTAATGAAACCATTAAATCGCCATTAGTAATAGATATTAGTTTACTTAATTTATGGGTATCAAATACACCTAATTCAGCATCTTCTAATGGAAAATTACTATGTTCTATTTTACATACTCTACCTGATTCACCAGCATAAATTATAAGTTGGTTGTCTTTAATTCTCCATTTTACTTGGTTATTTAAACCATTTAAGTAATATTTGGAAATAACTGATGTTAGTGTGTTTTTATTTATCATAACTGTAATATACGAATTTTATTTTAAATTTCAAACGAACTTAATGCATTTGTATAAGGATTTAAATCTAATGACCATTGCAAATCACTAAAAAATCCTTCTAATTTATTTAATAATATTGAATCAAATACTTTTTGTCTATCAGCATATCTATCTAAAAATTCTTGTACTTTTTCGGGGATATCATAGTCAAAAAACGCTAATGCTTCTATTTTATATGGGTTATCTTTACAATAAATCCATTTAACTTTATCAGCCATTGTAATTAAATTATGTTTTCTATCTAATTTCCATAATTTTAATAAATCATTATATCTAATAGCTGCTCTTACAGGTGCTGGTGCTCCTTTAAGTATCTCAGTAAACATTTCACCTGCTCTAGCACTTGTGCCAGAATATTTTTCAAGTTTTTTTACTGCTGTAGGGTTACCTAATTTTGCTAATGAGATTTCTCCACCCAATATTTGTTTTTTAAATACTTTAATTTGGTCTATTATATTAGCTTTTTCTTCACCTTTTAAAACTTGTTGTAAAATATCATTAAAAAATTCTCCTAAAATAGGTGGAAAATTTGCTTTCATAAATTCTAAACCTTTAATATCTAAAGTTTCCTTTTCAATACCTTCTTGTTTAGTAATCCATTGTGCATAACGTCTAGTAGCTCTAAAATAAGCAGATCTAATTACACATTCAGTTTTCATTTCAAGTCTATGTTCTGGAACATTAAAGCACTCTTTAGCTAAAATGTCATAATGATCAGTAATAACATCTTGGTATTTAAGCGCTACTTTTTCTAAAATATCATCTTTTTCTTTATCTGTAAATTCTTCAAAGTTAGGATATAAATGAAATAATATAGGTTCAGCGTTAAAATAATTAGAGTCTGTGTCTACATAAGCACAATAATTTTCATCATCTGCATCACATATCCACCAAGGTGTTTCTTCTAAATGTTTCATTAATATTCTTTATATGATTTTTCTTCTACTAAACCTGATGAAGTCATTAAATTAACTAATTTTTTAACTTCACATCTCTTATCATTGGTAATATACACAGAACGAGCCAGTTCTACAAATTCTTTATCAAATCTCTTTTCACGTTCACAATCTCTAATCCAATCTTCTATATCCCAAAGTTGACCATTAATTTTAGCTAAAGCTAAATAGTGTACTTGTAACTCACTTCCATATATTCTAAATAACTCATTACATAAAGGATTTAGTTCACCAAATTCTTTTTGAATGTTAACTAATTTTTCTTTATCTTGAATTTTATCTAATTTTAATTCTAGAATTGTAATTTTATCCAGTAATTCTCCGTTTGATATTTCTACTTTCATATAAATTACGATATCAATTTTCTATTTCCAACTATCTTTTTTATATTCTCCTATATCAAAAATAATTTTTTCATTATTATAAACTTCATTAGCAAGTTTTTGATTATAAAATCTTGCTACTTTTTGATGACCCTTTTTATCATATTTATCTAAAGGTTTTTCTCCACCATAATGGTGTGAAATTATTGAAACAACTTCTTCCCAAGGAAAAGGTAAATTATTTACATATTCTGGTATGTTTTTAAGATCTTCCTCAGCATTTTCTAGTCTAAGAAAATAGTCTGGTGTTTTTATATCCTTCCATTGTTTGTAATAAAAATAATCATAGTTGTAATTATTAGGATAATCTTTATATCTATTATTTAAAATATAATTTTCAAAATTTGTTTCCTGCCCCGCATCATGTAAGTCTATATAAGAAGAAACAGCTCGAGTATAAGGATTCCTTAGAGCACATACTATTTTATAGTTTTCACAACCAGGAGGTATACCTTGTGTGTGAGTAGCTGCTATATTCTTTTTAGTTGTTTTTAAGTTAGGATCGTAAGAATAACCATCCCCCAACATACCTATAGCACCCCAGAATCTTCTACTTGAACATCCTGGTGTTGCCCAATAAATTAAATTTGATTCTTTATTATAATTCATATTTATATTTTTAAAAGGTTCTTTCTCCGGGTAATGGGGGTAAATTAACTGGTCTATTACCATTTGAATCTAGATCGTTTCTTTCATCTAATTCAATTTTATATTTAACCCCAGCAACTTTAAAAGTGCCCCCTTGTTTAAGCATTTTTCTAAAGAAATTTTCTTGGACTTCGTTCCATTCTTCACTTCTAGCAATTATTTCTTCTTTAGAAACAGGTTCTCCGTTTTCTGTAATAAATTGGTTACTTCTAATTG